GAAATAGGAGCCCTTAATGGCTACAACTACATATCAGCAACTTAAAAAGAAACTCGGAGTTAGCCGTGGTCGCAAACCACTACCCGCAGAAGAGCGCACACGACGAGCCGAACTTCGGAAGATTGAAGCAAAGCGTCGCAACGAAGCAAAACGACGAGCATCATTTGTTCTCCAAACACGATACAGCAAAGAATTTGATGAACTCTTTGCGGAAGAAATGAAAGCAATGAAGTCAGAAAACAAGTTCGCAACCAAGAAATAGTACTTGGAGCAAAAAGTCTACGCACCCCCCCCGTGCGTAGGAGGTTAGGAGCACCGCAAGGTGCTCCTTTTCCTTTTACGGGCAGGAGGTATCATTGTTTATGCCTGAATACATCTATGGCGATATAGAAATTCTTCGTGCCACAGGAGAGCCGTGCATTGTCTGTGGCGACCCGACAGGGAATTGTGTGCCCAAAGGGCACAAACCGCCTGAGAAACTTCTTGGGTTGGGGCTTTTTAAATCATTAGACGAAAAACAAACATTTCGTGTGGAAGAAGATTTCTTTGCCCCCGAGGAAGTGTCTACTGGTGTTATCGCAAAAGTACGGAAATTCGCCAAAGGTCAAATAATCTCGCTGGCCGAAGCAAGAAAATACAACCTTACCCGCAATTAGCATTTTACTTAAAATCTCCCGTGTTGTAATATGGTTGTTCACCCATATCCCCATATGCGCCGAAAGAGGACATAATGACTGCCCATCTATCCCAAGAATTTGTTGACCAATACAAGACACAGACACCTCCTTGGGGATTTAATGGGCTAGGAGAAGTTGTCTACCTTCGCACATATTCTCGACGCATTGAAGACATGAATCGCAACGAAACTTGGCTTGAAACTGTACAACGATGTGTGAACGGAGCCATAGATATTGGGACTCCTCTTACTAAGACTCAAGCAGAAAAACTTTTTGATCATGTTTTCAATTTGCGTGGTTCATTCTCGGGTCGTGCTCTTTGGCAACTTGGGACACCACTCATCAAACAATTTAACGCCGCATCGCTCAATAACTGCTATTTCGTAAACATAGAAAAAGTAGAAGATTTTGAATTTCTTTTTGACCACCTAATGCTTGGCGGTGGTGTTGGGTTCTCTGTGGAACGAGCAAAAATACACGATCTTCCAAAGGTTCTCCCTAATGTAAAAATCACTCACGAGCGTTCAAACGACGCAGACATCATTGTTCCCGATTCTCGTCAAGGTTGGCGACGACTACTGCACAGCGTATTGAAATCATATTTTGATACAGGTAAATCGTTCTCATACTCAACGATTCTTATCCGAGAATTCGGTGCCCCCCTCAAAACATTTGGAGGTACAGCAAGCGGACCCGGCGCGCTGGTTGACGGAATTGCAGATATTTGTAAAGTCATGGAGGCACGAGAGGGAAAGAAACTTCGCTCAATTGATGTCTTGGACATATGCAACATCATCGGTCGAGTAGTTGTCTCAGGTTCATCACGACGCTCTGCACAGATCGCTATTGGCGACCCTGACGATGTTCTGTTTTTGCGAGCAAAAAATTGGGCATCGGGAGACATCCCTGGCTACCGAGCAAATTCAAACAACAGCATCTATGCCGACTACTACGACCACATCATGCCCGAACTATGGAAGGGCTATACGGGCGGTGGGGAACCTTACGGTCTCGTAAACCGCCGTCTCGCCCGCAAATACGGTCGTCTCAAAGAGGAACGAGCAGATAAAACCATTGAAGGTTTCAACCCATGTGCCGAGATCGGTTTAGGTGACGGAGAGTCATGCAATCTGTCAACCATATTCCTACCCAATATCTGCGACATCAAACAATTCAAAGAATTATCAGAACTTCTTTACATGGTTCAAAAACAGATCACCCGTCTTGTCTACCCTTATGCAAAAACAAACGCAATCGTTGCGAAAAACGCACGACTGGGACAAAGCATCTCTGGTGTTTTACAGGCTTCAGCAGAGCAAGTTTCTTGGCTGGACGAGGCTTACAAACACCTAGACGAATTTGACATCTATTACTCAAAGGAAAAAGGCTTCCCTCGTTCCGTCAGACTAACTACAGTCCAACCGTCAGGAACGCTCTCCTTGCTCCCCGGTATCACTCCGGGCATTCATCCCGCATTTGCGCCGTTCTACATCCGTAGGGTGCGTTTTGGTGCGTCTGACGCCCTTGTGACAGGCTTGCGTGCGAGAGGACACAAGGTTGTTTGGGATATCGGTATTGACGGCAGAGAAGACCACTCACGCTATGTAGTTGAGTTTCCATGCAAGTCACCAGATAATGCGGTTCTCGCCGAGAACATGACGGCGGTAGAACAACTTGAATGGGTCAAAAAGATGCAGACAGAGTGGGCAGACAACGCCGTATCGGTAACCGTTTATTACAGGAAAGAAGAACTTGAATTAATCAAAGAATGGTTGTCAAAGAATTATGATACTGGTGTCAAATCGGTATCATTTCTCCTACACGCAGACCACAACTTCCCGCTTCCTCCATATGAACAGATCGGCCAAGCCGATTATGATGCTCTTGTGAAGAAAATTGATCCATCTTTGCCATTAAGTCAGGCAACGGGTTCAGAATTATCGCTTGACGACTGCGCAACAGGTGCGTGTCCAATTAAATAGCCCCATACAGGAATGTTCCCAACTTTAAAACAACTTGAAGCCGACGAGATCTATGACAAGGCTATTCAACACATAAAAAAACACGGGTTTTCTAACCACGCGACCTATGACCCCTACACGAAAGAAATAGATATATGGGGTGCAATACTTCTTGCGTGTGGCGCTAAAGAAAAACTTTTAGCAGAAGGCTTCATGGAAGCAGAAGAGTGTGGTGTACCACCGTTTATGTGTGGCAGGGCAAGATTCTTTTGCGAATATTTAGAACTCATTACTGATACAGAGATCTCGGAATGGTGTTCAACACACACACAAACCGAGGCACTTTTTTTACTCGTAAGAGCAAGCGAGAGAGTCGCTATAACATTTTTACGCCCATAAATACAATTAGTCCCCCACCGACCTGCACGGAAGTGGGGGACTAAATGTTTGTCGGGTTTAATTCTCTTTTACTTACTTACTTAAAATCAGGCGACTACGCCACCTGGGTGGTTACCACGGAGAACCGCAGTGCTGCGAACATCTGAACCGTCTTGGTCTGCTGACTGATCAATCTGAAGAAGAGCGGTCAAGTTTGAACCAGCAGTTCCTGAACCTACAGCGGCAACTACGAGGTAAACCAAGTCGTCAGAGGCGAGTTCATCGGCACCGTCTACTGTTGACATTGTTGCTACTGCCGAAGTGGCGGCGGCTGCAAGTGACCAAGTTCCGATAACTGTTCCTGCGGCTGTTGCCTTGCGAACAGTTCCGCTGAGTGCCGAACCCGCAGGAGCAGTACCAACTGCAACTGTGATGCCACGGACACGACCTGCAACAGGAGTGCGAACAACAACCGAAGATGTTGTTGCGCATGCGCCTGTGACTGTCATTGGGAGAAGAAGTGGGGCTGATGCTGACATTATTTGACCTCCAAGTCAAAGAGAATTCTATGTAGATAAATCATACAACATTTAAATGTTGTAAAAAGTAACTATAAATAAACGAATTTTAAGGGTTGCTTACCAAAAGTGGCTATTTGGAAGCCCTAAACCAAGCAAGCATCCTTTTACGAAGAGAAGAGGATTTAATGTCGTTTGCCCTAACAATTGGAGGTTGTTCAGCAATTGCTTTCATTAAATTTTCCGCACTCACAAACCGTTGCTTTGCCTCAGTCGCCGTTTGCAAACGATCGGCATCCGCTGGGCGGGTAGTCGCCGTTTTCTTGGGCGATGGCGCTTTTTTTGCAGCCGGCTTCTTTTTTGGGGTTGTTTTTGATGGTTTTTTTGATGGGTTTTTTGTCATATCAAAACCCTAGTATAAAAATTATCACCCAAATGCAACCCCATTAAATTGAGCGGATCCTTTATGAAGTAGGGTTCATCAATATGTATACAGGTTTTTACGAGACGGATCTTGACAAAATAGCCCTTTGTGTTGAGTCTATAAAAACTGCCAAAATGTCGCTTATTGAGGAAGATGGTATTGGCTCAGATCTAAACATCAATATATTCGGTTGGAAAAACAACGAGTTATCAACCGTGGTGCAACTAAAAAACACCTTTGGAATCCCAAAAGATGATCGAATTGCGTCAGTCATTGAGGCTTCTGTAATCATGAGACGAGGTTGGGGAATAACGGAGTTCACACTTGCCGCAGAGGGGTATTGCTCAATCGCCCCAGCAGAAACAAGCGGGAAAGACCTTGCTCAATTATTCGCTCAACGAAATTCACCAGTTACTGAATGTATATCTTTTGTTCACCTAAAATCTGATGATCACATATTTGTAGCAATGCCATATCAGGTGCAACTTGGAAGAAAAGTGAACTTCGGTGACGCCTTATGGTTTGATGGCGGAAAAGTTATGAGAGATATTGAATACCCTGCTGCTTTAAAAGCATCTTTAAGATTAGAAACTGCTTTAATTGATGACTCATTAAATCGAGAAACCTACTTTGGCACACTTGCTTCGGCGGTTATGCATTGTGGTTTTGAAATATTCTACAGAGACGATATTTAAAATTTAGACTAAATCTTCCCCTACGATTTCTGTGTTCTCAGAATCATCATCGCCCTCATTGAGAGCGGGTAAATCGCCTAGGAGTTCTTTGATTGTTTCTTTTGGCATAATACCTGCGTCGCCCATAAGAATTAAAAGTTTCTTAGCCTCAGCCTCGGAATCAAATTTTTCAGCCTGAACAACGCCTGGCGCACCAGCCAGTACGGCGCGAATTGGTGATGTTTCACGAACATCCATTTGTACGTTCACATTTGTTTGTTCCATGCCAAGAAGTTTTGCACGGCGATCAATAATCGAAAGAACTGTTGCAACCGCCTTAATGTCTGGCTCAATAGAAACCTCAGTGCCGTCATCCATTTTGGTTTTACGATGCTGTGTTAGGGGCCAGATTGCGGATTGAAGGGCATCTAATCGTTCCAGTTCCATCTGTAGAACCTCTGGATAAATTAGCAATGCTTCTTGGCTAAGTTTATTCAATTGTCTTTTAACGGAATTTGAAACATTGGATGTACCGATACCAAACCTTCGGGCTATTTCTGCAATCGGAACACCAGCCTGACGCATTTTAAATATACGCAAATCTCGCTCGGCAAGAAATTCTCTAGTTAGACCTTTTTCTGCCATATCACGATGCTTTCATAAACTCAATAACTTCAAATGGGAAAACTTTACCTCTCCTCATTTTAGTTGGAAATTCCCTCAAGTCTCGCGCACCACGAAAATGGCTGACATCATAAACATATTCACCCACCGCAGTCGGATCAGGCGTAAGAGAAAGACCAAATTCAGGCCAACGCGACCATACAGCAGAACCGAATGGGCGCAGATCCCTTGAAGACGAAGAAGTCCCCAGTGGGGCGTGGTGCTCAAGCCAAAGCGAACAGTTGTAGTAGTCGCGCAACATGTCAAAATATTTTGCCACCTCTACCGTCACGGCTTCAGATGTCCTACCACCTGGATCAATAAATGATTTATAAATTGGACCAAGGAGGATTAAGTCTGGTTTTATTGTCTCAACCGCTTCTTCAATAATTGACTTATCGGAGGCGCGCATTAAATCAACGCCAGCCGGTTTTATCAAAATGTGGCATTCAGGGCTGCCCTGAACATACCCAAATTTTCGAGCAGCACCCATAATGTTTGACGATGTCCGTCTAATGATTCTTTCGGGATTTTCAAGATCAATTGTCAGGGTTCTTATTGGTTTCATCCTTGACAGAGTAAATGGATGAATGCCAAAAGAACTACAAATCGCAATCTGTCTAGCAAGCATCGTTTTGCCAACGCCTTCTGCAGCCACAACAATCACGCGCTCGCCACGCTCAAGAACATTTGGAATCACCCAATCGTACTCGTCGTTTGCATTCTCAAGAAGAAAATCCGACCAATTTACGAGCCTTCCTCGGTCAATTTGATCTTCATGTCCGAAAGAATTTATTAATAAAGATGCTTTTGATAAGCGGACTGTTTCGCTTATGTCAATTCGGGTTAAAAGTTTTGAAAGTTGTTCAGCCAAAGAATCTAGGGGTGTCGTGGCTTCAATGATTGCGTCGGTTTGTTCCTCTTCTTCTTCGTGTTCGACTTCACCACTTAGGGGTTCTGCGTTTTTGAGTTCAATTAATTCATCAAGACTTTTGCCAGCACCAAGTAATTCTGAAACATCTTTAAAATTGTTGGGTGGGACCCAAGAAATAACAGTGCACCCGTTTTTCTCTAAAGTTTTTGCAACCATTTGAGCATGTTGTCTTCCGACAATATCGTTGTCGGCGACTATCCATACTTGAGCCCCCTCAAGAGCGCGAGTGTGGATATCTAGCCATTTACCAGCACCGTTAGGTGGTGTGGTGGCACAGAATCCCAACTTGGAGATATTGTCGGCATCCTTTTCGCCCTCCACAAGCCAAATTATTTCGCTGTTTTTTTTCGCCTCAATTATCTCTGGTAATTTATAAAGAATCTTTGGTGTGTCGTCTAGGGAAAAAATATATTTTCCGGGGTTTGCTGGATCGGGTCTTCTTTGACGGAAAGTTTTTTTGCCCCATTGATCAACGAATCGCTGTTTTTGAAACAACAATTCACCCTTTTCATTTCGATAATCGTATGTGGCGACCAACGATAGTTTTCGTTCTTCTTTTCTCGGAGGGTATAAATCAGTGACCTTTAGACCAACTGCTTGGCAGATTTCAACGATTGAACAACCTTGACCCCTGTGGCATGTAGCAAGCACCTTGTCGTCTTGTCCGAGAGCAATAGACAAAGACGGGTTATTGTCGTCGTTACGACAAGGACATCTTGCTTCCCAGCCGTTACTAGACGAACGAACGCCGTTTAGTTTAGATAAAAACCTATCTACATGAGCAGCGACGGCAACATTAGTCATTTGCAGATTCTAATCTTCTAACCATTCTGTCAACCCGACCGCTGTTCACCGACCGTCTTACAGAGTGAGACGCCTTACGGTCAGCGGGTAAATCAATATGTTTTTGCCTTCTAAGAATTTCTCTTTCAACTTCGTTTTTGCCACCCCAAACTCCAAGGGGTTCAAAATAAAGCGAGTACTCCAAACAACCATCAATAACTTTACATTCCTGACATATCTGTCTTGCGGTTTCTGTCTGTGACGGTTTACGGTGGCGAGGCGGAAGATTCGGATAGAACAAAGTTATATCTTTCCCCCTACAAGCCGCTTTTGTCGTGTCAAAAAAATCTTTGATATCCAATGATTCCATTTTGCCCCCAAAAGATGGTTGGTTCTTTCGTGGCTAACGATACACCGCTATTGATAAGACATCAAACATTTTTTTGGTATTTTCCAATCTTTTTTGCAAGTTCGATGTCTAAAAAAATTGTTACATAGTTAACACGGAGAACATTGTCTTCGCCGACCTCAGATATCACCTCAATACTGTCCTGTGGACAACCTATTGCGCTGGCAATTCCGGCACGCAACTTAGCAACATTGACCTCCTCGTTTATTGAGTCATCGTAAAAGTCCCACACCTCCTCAAGTGTCGGTGGTTGAATAATGGTTAATGCTTTGAGTTCTCTACCCTTTTCTTCACCAATAACACACCACGTGCATGCAATTTTTGGGGCTGTTGATGCTCGTTTACGAACTTCTATATGCCCACAGTCAAGTTTATGATAATACGAAACATCACCCCAAGCCCCTTGTTTGTCAATGGAAACAATATTTTTTTGCGGGGCAGACTTTTTATTTATCACACATTTATTGTAGTAATGTTGCGGCTGTGAAAAAAAATGTGATGGGTCTAGATCTCTCACTGACGAGCACGGGGGTAAGCGTCGGTGGGTCAACTCAGAGCATAAAGTCAAAAAATAGGGGCGCAAAACGCCTCATAGAGATTCGTGACGAAATCGTAAAAATCGCAAAAAACGAAAAAGTAGAGATAGTCGCAATTGAAGGTTATTCGTATGCTTCTCAATACTCTCAAGCCCACTCCATTGGGGAACTAGGCGGAGTTGTGAAAGTCGCCTTGAAAGAACTCGGTCTGCCCATAGTCATTATCCCCCCAACTTGTAGAGCCAAATTTGCTACAGGAAAAGGTAATTCAGGGAAAATAGAAGTTATGAGCGCTGTGGCACAGAAAACAGGGGTAATGTTTACAGGTACTGATGGAAGCGACAAATGTGACGCATGGATACTTGAACAAATGACGCTTACATATTTAGGTCTATCTGAATACGAATGGCGAAAAGAACAAATGCTCGGATTAGACAAATGTGATTTCAAGGAAATAGAAAAGGACAAAAATGACTAGGTCGCAACCCATATCTCAGGTGGAAATTGAGTCGGAGATTATGCGCTTGTTGAGTATTCTCGAAGAAGAAACCGAGGCGTTCGAAGTTCTCGCAGTAGATGCCGCAAAAAAAGATGCACTTATGAAAGGCAATTGGGCTAAAGAATATCTAGCCGCCAAAGGAAGTATCAAGGAGCGTGAAGCGTGGGCGGACTACAAACTTTCCGACGAAGCATATTCGTATAAGATTAGCGAAGCGTTAGTTAAATCCAAAAGAGAAAAACTTTTAACCGTGCGAACATCACTGGACGCACTCAGAACATTGAACGCCAATGTTCGTATACAAACAGGATTATAAATGTCTAATATTCACAAAAACATTGAGCACTTGGCTGTTCCGATCTCAGAACTTGTTCACCTAGAGAACAATCCAAGAAAAGGCAACATAGACGCAATTGTCGCCTCATACAAAGAATTCGGTCAAGTAAAACCGATCGTGATTAAAGATAATAAAGATGGAACCTCAACAATCATTGCAGGAAACCACCAATACGAAGCCGCTAAAAAACTTGGTTGGGATAAAATTGCTTGCGTCAAATTTGAAGGCAATACAGAAAGCGCTATTGCTTACGCCCTAGCAGACAACCGAACAAATGAACTCGGCACCACAGACAGCAACATGCTTTTTGAACTCCTTGGAGAGGTCGGGGAACAGTACGACAATTTGATAGATGCACTTGGCTGGGATCAATTTGATTTAGCCGCCATGGAAGGTGATTACTATCAAGAGGATGATGCACCCTACGAAGCACCAGTCATTCAATCAATAACAACGACGGAATCATCAAATAACCCAACTGCTATAAGCACTCAAATGGAAAACGGTGAAACAATGCTCACCGCACCTAAAGGCACGGACATACAGCAAGCAGTAACTCAAGGCGCGCCATCTGTGGTGGCGAACGGTTCAAAAACCATAGTTCAATACACGCTCGTATTTGACAGCCCTGACCAACAACGAAAATGGTACGACTTTATTCGCTGGCTAAAAACAGATCCCGGCACAGATGGAGATACGACAGCAGAGCGCGTACTTAATTTTGTTGACGCACACGCAAATTACTAATTTTATTTTTTAAGTCTCCTCGTTATAAAATTTTTGGGGAGAAAACCCATAAAACTAGACTATTCAAGGTAAATTTAATTGATGAAATACAATCCAATCAATAATCCAGGCAGGTTTCTTCGTTATGGTTCGGGGGCGTACAAAATTTTGTGTTATGCGAGATTTAGAAGAAACAAAGCATTTTCCTCAAATGATTACAAGAAATTTGTTTTAAACAGTATTGATCCCAAGAGATTAGATGAGTCCCTTCACGCACTCACTGGATTGGGCTATTTGAAAAAATACAGGCTTGGAACCCCGTTTAGAACAAACGACAATGGCTCCATAAGATATGTTTACGAAATTACCCCAGGTGGGCATCGTGCATTGGTGGCATTAGCGGAACAGCGTCGCCAAAAAGACAAACGAACACAAAAGCAGAACAACTCCAACAACGGACTCGTTCGTTGGCGTAAAGAACAGCAATTATCTAAATTTTCTATATGGAATAAATAGGAGCGAAATGGAACCCGTCATAATAAAATTAGAAGCGTGGGAATATGAGCACGCCTGCGATGTCGGCATACGCAGATATACCGCCAACTGGGACAAACAAGACGCATCGCACTATCAAGATAAAACTCGCCAAGAAGACAATAGAACCGCACAGGTGGCGTCGGCAGTCTGCGAACTAGCGGTAGCCAAACACACCAACCGTTATTGGTCAGGTCATGTATGGCACGCAAGCGAACACAATAAATATCGTCATATCCCCGATGTCGGCCTTAACATAGAAGTACGCAGGCTCAGAACACGAGATTCCGCCGCAGTACGAAAGCATCAAAACAGTATTGCGAAACTTGTTTTATGGGTCGCAAAACCCGTTATGCCCGAACTACGAGAGGTTCATCTATATGGGTGGATTAGGCAAACCGAAGCGTGGGAGATAGGCTCAGTGTCAGACTATGATTCAGAAAACACTCGTTTAATACATATCTCGCAACTTAATACTCCGAATTACCTGTGACACCCTAAACATATACATAAGCGAGTCCCTCGCTAGATAAACTAAACCGACAAACTACAACTAAATAGAAAGCACTACTAAACTATGAAAAAAATTTCAGCAAGCATTGTTCTGACACTAATTTTCTCTATGTTCACGGCAGGTTCTGCGCTCGCAAACCCACCAGCAGACCAAGGCTCACAAACAGAAAATGGCATAACTGTCCAAGCACTTGCGGATCCACTAGATGAACTCAGCAATGAAGTGCCCTCAGTTATCCTGCCCGTACCTAGCCACCCCGCATCAGGTGAATATCGTTGCGGAACAAGTCAATACTTAAATTTAATTCTTGGCGAAGATGGCTGGAACTATCAATGCCAAAGAGTCGGCAACCTACTGCTGTGGAGATACTACGACTGCGACTTTGGTAGAAACCTTGTCTGCCTAAAAAGATCATCAAACTCAATACAACCAGAAATTCAAGATGGATGGGAGGACTACGGTGGGTACTCTATCTACGGCAATGTTGTTGGATATTACCTAAAAACAAGCACCAACACGACCACCACATACACCTTCCAAATAGCGTTAGATTCGGCATACACACAAATTGTGTACTCGTTCACTGCCAGCCCATACTTTGACTCCAGTTGGAACTGTGATTTGAGATGGTGTTCTATGGGCTTTGATATTTCAGCGCCAGGTAAAAGCCCATTTGCATCTTGGAACAAAGTAAACAAAATAACTGGAAGTTTCTACGCTAGAGCAACTGTGTCAAACCCTAATGGAATCGCCACAAAAGACTTTGGACTAAGAACACTCCCAGGTTTACAAATGAATTGGAACAACAACTAACACCCATGAACCAAAACCGCCGAAAATGCACCGCAAAAACCGCATACAGCGGAACCCCATGTAGACGACAAACCACCCCCACAGACAAATACTGTGCCATACACAAAAGAAAGGACAAACCATGACAAAAATGAACTACTCGGGCAACCACTCCCGATACATCCCAAGCCACACCCAAAACGACAAATATCTTTCAGGGAAAGCCTACAAACCAAACCTCAACTCACCCGTCACTATCACCAAAGCAGACGGAACCAAAACAACCGAAAAAGCACTCACCCAATACGAAATAGACAACCCAAAAATAAAACACAAACCCAAACCCGGCACAAAAGCACACAAACGGATGCTCAGAAAACAAAAAATAGATGAGGGAAATCGCCGCGCGCAAAATTTAAAAACCGCCCCAACAGTCCCGCAACAGATAAACTAAAACGACCATGACCAACACACCGAAAAATACGCCCATGAACATCATGGAACAATTCGCCAAACAAGACGGAAACCACACCAACACCGAAGCATGCGAACACTGCAACGCAGACACGGAAATCAAAATCAAAGACGGGCTAATCCATATGACAATTAAACACGACGACAACTGCCCACTATGGACAACCATCCAAGCAACACGAAAATAAACCCATGACACCCACACCCCAAAATAAGCCCACACCTGGCACCGAAATCCTCCAAGAAGCCTACAAAATCGTCAACCAAGACCGTCAAAAAACCTACGGACACCCAAAAGACGACTACACCAAAGTAATAAACATCTATCAAGCACTCACAGGGAAACAACTCACCCTCACTGAAGCACTACTATTCATGGTCTCAGTCAAACTCGCAAGACTAAAAACCAACCTTGACCAAGGGCAACTCCATTACGACACGCTTCTGGACACCATCGGCTACCTCACCTGTATTAATA